CCGCTGCCCGCCGGCGCCACAGGGCTCGTGCTCGGTCGCATGCCGGACGGCCCGGACCGCGCGATCGCCCTGAACCCCTACCCCGTGGCCGACGACGACTCCACCGACTCGGTCACGGGCATCCAGGCGCGCATGCGCACCGGCGCGGACATCACTGCGCTGGTCCAGCTGGCCAACGACGTCTTCAACGTCCTCCACAACCGTCGGGACTACCGGGTGCGCGGCGTGCAGGTGGAGGTCTCCTGGCGCAACTCGCAGGCCTGGATCGGCCAGGACTCCCGCGGCCGCATGGAGCTGACCAGCAACTACTACTTCCGGACGGTCAGGTCCGGGATCCATCTGAACGACTGAGGAGGACCCTGTGTCGACCCCCACGGAAGAGACCGAGCTCGCACGCGAGTGGCGGCTTGAGATCAACATGGGCACGGATGAGGCCCCGGACTGGCAGCTCTGCCCCGGGGTCAGGGAGTTCCAGCCCGCGAGCGAGCCGAACATCGAAGACTCCAGCGACTACGACAGCGAAGGCTGGAACGGCAACGAGAAGACTGCCCAGAGCTGGGAGCTGTCGGTCACCATCCGCCGCAAGGCGAACAAGGCCGTGAAGGTCTACCACCCGGTTCACGAGAAGATTCGCCTCGCGCACTTCGCGTACGGCGACGCCAACAAGATCCGCCTGCGGTACATGAACCGCGACGGTCTGCCCGAGGCGTACCAGGGCAAGGCGATCCCGAACTGGCAGCCCGCCGGCGGAGAGCACACCGCGCTGGGCGAGGTCGAGATCACCTTCACCGGTGACGGCCCGCTCACCCCGATCACCAACCCGCTGGCGCCCTGATGGCTGGCGGCAACTCCTTCGATGCGCTCGACGACTTCCTCGAGGAAGGTCTCGACCTGCCGGTGCGTGGCAAGGACGGCCAAGTCCGGACCTACCACATCGCCGACCCCTCGGCCGAGGCAGGCGTCAAGATCGAGCGGATCACGTCGTACGCCGCCCGCCTGGCAGCAGGAGGGACCAGGCCCGGGACCAAGGTCCTCGACGACGACGAAGAGATCGACCTGTATCGGCTGTGCCTGGGGGACGCGTATGACCGGCTGATGGCCGAGCTCTCGTGGTCGATGTTCAAGCACGTGAGCCTCACGGCGATGTTCTGGGTCACCACCGACCGGGACACCGCCCTGGAGTACTGGCGCACCCGGCAGCACCCGGGAAAAGCGCCGAGGAACAGGGCGGAGCGACGGCAGGGGAGGCCCGATACCTCGGAGTCGGCCGAGGCGAGTACGACGAGGCAACCGGCCTCTGGGAGTGGTACGAGGGCGGGCTCCCGACGCAGAAGCGGTCGCGGTCGGGGGCGCTCAAGAACCTGACCTGGGAGCGGCTGCTGGAGCAGTGGCCGCTCATCGAGGCCGACCTCCACGACGTCTACGGCATCGACGTCGAGGACGGCATCCTCCGCCGCCGGTCCTGGCGGTGGCTTCAGATCCGCATCTTCGGCCTGCTGTCAGCCGAGACCCGCCTGTATCGGCACTTCGCACCGCCTCCTGAGGACTCCAAGCACGCCCCCCGCCGAAGGAGGTAGCCGTGGCGCTGACCGTCGGCGAGCTCAACGCCATCCTGTCCGTCGACGACCGTGCGGTGGACCCCGCCCTGCGCCGTGCCGAGATCGCCGTGCGCTCCTCCGGGCAGCGCATGGGCGACGAGGCCGAACGGGCAGGGCAGGACGCGGGCGAGGAACTCGGAGAGGGCATCGTCCGCGGTGTCGACGGGCGCTTGCGCAACGCGCGCGGGCAGTTCGTCGCCGCCGGCCGCCGCGGTGGTGACGCTGTCGGCGAGGGCCTGACCGACGGAGCGGCCGACGGAGCGGACCAGGCGGTCGAGCAGACCACGTCCCGCATGGACCGTCTGAAGATGGCCGCCGCGGGCGTCGGCCTGGCTGCCGGCGCCCTGCTGATGGACTCCTTCGCGCAGGCGATGGAGCAGTCTCAGATCTCCGGCCGCCTCGCCGCCCAGCTCGGGGCGACGCCGGCGGAGGCACAGCGGTACGGCAAGATCGCGGGTCAGCTGTACTCCGAGGCGGTCACGGCCGACTTCCAGACGGCCGCCGACACGATCAGCGCGGTCATGCGCGCGGGCATCGCCCCGCCGGATGCGACGGAGGCGCAGCTCAAACGGATCTCCACGCAGGTCAGCGACCTGGCGACCACGTTCGATTTGGACCTCGGCCAGGCCGCGAACGCCGTGGGCCAGACCCTGAAGACTGGGCTGGCGAAGAACGGCACCGAGGCGGTTGACGCCCTCACCGCAGGCCTCCAGCGGATGGGCCCGCGCGCGGACGACATCGCCGACACATTCAACGAGTACTCGACGATCTTCCGCAACCTCGGGTTGGACGTCACCACGACCACCGGCCTGCTCACCCAGGGCATGGCCGCGGGCGCTAGGGACACGGACGTGGTCGCCGACGCGCTCAAGGAACTGACCCTGATCACTCAGGGCGGCGGCAAGGCCGTGGATGAGGCGTTCGGCAAGATCGGCCTGTCCGGCAAGAAGATGCAGGCCGCGTTGTCGGAGGGCGGTCCGGCTGCCCGCAAGGGCCTGGACCAGATCTTCGACGGGCTCCGCAAAGTGAAGGACCCTGCCGACCGGGCGCAGATCGCCCTCGCCTTGTTCGGTACGAAGGCCGAGGACACCCAGAAGGCGTTGTTCGCCCTCGACCCGTCGAAGGCGGCCGACGCGCTCGGCAAGGTCGGCGGCAAGGCCGACGAGATGGGCAACAAGCTGCGGGACAACTCCGGCGCCAAGCTGGAGGCCTTCAAGCGGGGCCTGCAGCAGAACCTGATCGAGTTCCTCGGCGGGGAGGTCGTCCCCCGGCTTCAGGGCCTGTTCTCCTTCATGGGCGACAACAAGGGCCTTGTCATCGGCCTGGCCGGGGCGATCATCGCGCTGGGCGCCGCCTTCTCCATCGCCTCGATCGGCGTGTGGGCGATGAACAGCGCGATGCTGGCGAACCCGATGTTCTGGATCATCGCCGGGATCGTGGCCGGGCTCGCCGGCTTGGTCCTGCTGGTCGTCACCTACTGGGACGACATCACTTCGGCCACAGGCACGGCCTGGGACTGGGTGGTCGGCAAGGTCACCGGGGCGAAGAACCTGATCCTCGCCGCGATCGGGTACCTCGGCACGATCCCGGGCAAGGTCAGCGCGTGGTTTGGGCAGGCGAAGGACTGGGCGATCGCCAAGCTGACTGCGCTGGTGGTGTGGCTGACCGGGCTGCCTGGCCGCACGGCGAACGCGATCGCCAGCATGGCGTCGAAGCTGTCCGCGCGTGCGTCCGCCGCCTGGCAGGCCTTCCAGGTCGCCACGGCGAAGAAGGTCGTCGCCTTCATCAGCTACGTCCGCGGCCTCCCCGGCAAGATTTCTGCCGGGATCGGCTCCTTGAATCGTCTGCTGGTCAGCAAGGGCGTGGCCGTCGTTCAGGGCCTGTGGTCCGGTATCCAGTCGATGGGCGGCTGGATCAAGTCCAAGATCCTCGGCTGGGCGCGTTCGACGATCCCAGGCCCGATCGCCAAGGCCCTCGGCATCGCCTCACCGTCCAAGGTCACGAAGGCGCAGGGCCGTTGGATCGCCCGCGGTCTCGTCGACGGTCTCACCGGCTCGTCGAAGCAGGTCAAGGCCGCCTCCACGAAGCTCGCCGACATCGTCCGCGACAGCATGAAGCCGGGCAAGAAGCGGTCCAAGGCGCTCGGCGTGATCTCCTCCGGCACGAAGCGGCTTCTGCAACTCGCGGGCCAGGAGGAGAAACTGGCCTCGCGGATGAAAGCCGCGACGAAGCGGCTCGCCGACCAGATCAAGGCCCGCGACAAGCTCGCGGCCGACGTGAAGAAGGGCGTGCTGGAGGGCGCCGACGTCACCAAGCAGGACGCCGGTGGCTGGCCGCAGACCGCCGAGACGATCCTCGCCGGGCTGAAGCTGGACCGGGCGGCGGCCGAGACGTTCGCGAAGAACCTCGCGATGCTGCGGAAGAAGGGCGTCTCGGCCGATCTGATCGCGCAGATCGCCCAGGCCGGGGTGGAGCAGGGCTCGTCGGCCGCTGCTGCTCTGGCCAACGCCAACTCGGCGCAGATCAAGCAGATCAACCAGGAGCAGAAGTTGCTGGTGTCGGCTGCGGGTTCTGCTGGGTCGGCCGCGGGCAACGCGATGTACGGGGCCGGTATCGCCGCGGGGCAGGGCCTGGTGAAGGGCCTGCAGAACCAGCAGAAGGCGATCGAACGGCAGATGCTGAAGATCGCCAAGGGCATGTCCAAGAGCATCCGGAAGGCGCTCGGGATCAAGAGCCCGAGCCGGGTCATGGCGCTGGTCGGCCAGTACACCGCGCAGGGCCTCATCCGTGGCGTGGAAGGCCAGCGCACGGCTGTGAACCGGTCGATGGCCTCCCTGGTGGAGACGCCGGCGCCGGGCTCGTGGGACATGGCCAGCGCGCGGGCCCGCGCGGCCGCGTCGCAGAAGGTAGTGCTGGAGCTCCGCTCGTCAGGCCGGGCCGAGGACGACTACCTGATGGAGCGGATGCGGCGCGGCATCCGGAAGAAGGGCGGAGGCGATGCCTCCCTCGTGCTGACGGGACGGAGGTCTAGCTGATGGCGTTCCCCGAGGACCCGCTCGGCACCCAGGTGGAGTTCCAGATCGGGGGCGTATGGACCGATGTCACGCAGCACGCGCAGCTGCGGGACCTCATCACGCACAAGCGCGGGCGTTCGGGCGAGGGGCAGGCGGTCGACCCGGCCTCCTGCTCCCTCACACTCAAGAGCCCGGGCGGGCTGTACTCGTGGCGCAATCCGCGCTCGCCGTACTTCGGGAAGCTGGGCCCGAACACACCGATGCGCGTGTCCGTCCACACGGGCGACCGGTATCTGTGGCTGCCGGACACCGCGGGCAACGGGGCCTCCACACCGGACGTCGCAGCCCTCGACATCGTCGGCGACCTCGACATCCGGATCGACTGCACCCTCGACCGCTGGCCCGCGACCAGCGTGCTGCGTGAGCTGTGCAGCAAGTACGGCGTCACCGGCAACCAGAGGAGTTGGGCGCTGTTCACCTCGACCGCCGGGAAGATCACTTTCCGGTGGACTACCGACGGCACCACCATCCAGCAGCACGACTCCACCGCCCCGCTCCCGGTGCTCCCCGGCGGGCGGCTCGCCCTCCGCGTCACCCTCGACGTGGACAACGGAGCCAGCGGCCACACGGTCACCTACTACACCGCGCCCACCATCGCAGGCCCCTGGACGCAGCTCGGCACGCCGGTCGTCAACTCCGGGATCACGAGCGTGTTCTCCTCGACCGCACCGGTCGTCGTCGGCGACACCGTCGAGCTGGGCTTCGAGCGGCCCGTCGGCCGGGTCCACGGCTTCGAGCTGCGGTCCGGCATCAACGGCACACCAGTCGCCGCCCCGGACTTCTCGCTGCCTGCGGCGGCCGCCGCGAGCTTCGTCGACGCCGCGGGCCGCACATGGACGCCCGCCGGCGGCGCGGAGATCACCAACCGACAGGTCCGCTTCAGCGGCGAATACTCCGACTGGCCAGCCCGATGGAGCGGCGGCGGGCACCTCATCCTCGTCGAGGGCGAGGGCGCGGGCATCCTCCGCCGCCTCAACCAGGGCAAGAAGCTGTTGCAGAGCACGTTGCGGCGGCGCATCCCGTCGGACTCCACGCTGATCGCGTACTGGCCGATGGAGGACGAGACCGCGGCCACCCAGGCCTACAGCCCGGTGCCCGGCGTGAAGCCAATGAAGCTGACCGGCTTCGACATGGCGGCGGACGACTCGCTGGGCGGCTCGTCGGCGCTGCCCGTCCTCCAGCCTGGGGGATCCCTCTCGGCGAGCGTGCCGCCGCCAGCATCGGGCGCCGGCCCCTGGCACGTCGAGCTGGTGAACCTGATCCCGGCCGCGCCCGTCGCCCAGGCCGTGCTGTACGAGATCGTGTGCTCTGGCACGGGCAACCGCTACCGGGTCCGCGTGCAGACCAACTCAGTGCAGCTCCAGGTCCTCGACGCGGACGACAACCAGCTGCTCCTCACGTCCACCACGGCCGGGTCCAGCCCGAGCTTCTTCGGCAACTGGAACCGCGTCAGGATCTTCGCCCGCCAGAACGGCGCCAACGTGGACGTGGACCTGGGGTGGTTGAACGCTGCGAACAGCAGTGGCGGTCACTTCCACACCGGTAGCTTCGTCGGCACGGTCGGCCGGGTCACCTCGATCCGGTCATCGTTCGGTGCCGGCTTGGAAGGCACGGCGATCGGCCACCTGGCCGTGTTCCAGGCGAACAACACCGCCGTGTTCAACGACGCCGACAATGGGTTCGGTGGTGAGCTGGCCGCAGCGCGGCTGACCCGGCTCGCCGCCGAGGAGTCCCTGTCGCTCGTCATCACCGGCGACACGGCAGAGACGGCCGCTATGGGTGCCCAGCGCCCGGCGACACTGCTGGAACAGCTGGAGCAGTGCGAGCAGGCCGACGGCGGCATCCTCATCGAGGACCGCTCCAGGCTGGGCCTGCGCTACCGGACCCGTGCCTCGCTGTACAACCAGACGCCGAAGGTGACCCTGTCGTACGGGTCGAAGGGCCTGGGTGCGCTGGAGCCGGTCGACGACGACTCCAACCTGCGCAACGACATCACCGTGGAGAGGGTGGGCGGCTCGTCGGGCCGGGCGGAACTCATCAGCGGCCGCCTGTCTGTGCTGGGCCCGCCCAACGGCGTGGGACGGTACGACGACAGCATCACCCTCAACCTGCACACGGACGATCAGACCGAGCCCATGGCGTACTGGCTGATGCACCTGGGCACGGTCGACGAGGCCCGCTACCCGGTCCTCACGATCCGGCTACACAGGGCCCCGGAACTGATTCCGACCGTCCTCGACATGACTGAGGGCGACCTGATCCGCATCGTCGATCTGCCGGACTTCCTGCCCCCGGGGCCGGTGGACCTGATCGTGCAGGGCCTGGATCCCGAGCGGATTGGGGTGCGCACGTGGGAGGTCAGCTTCGTGTGCGCCCCGGGCTCGCCGTGGCGCGTCGGCGTCGTGGAAGACCCCGTGCTCGGCCGGGTCGACACCGACGGCAGCCAACTGGTCGCCGCGGTCGACGAGGACGACGTCGCACTGACCGTGCGGGCCACGGACGGTATCCCGTGGGTCACCACCCTGCCGACGCTGACCGCCAACCCGTACGTGGAGACGGACTTGGCGGGCTGGTTCGGCAACGGCGGCACTCTGGAACGGGTGGAGGCACCCACGCCGAAGCCCTTCGAGGGCGCCTGGGCGATGCGCTTCGTCCCGGACGGGGTGGCGCAGTTCCCCAACGCGGGGAGCTCCACGGTGCCGGTCGTGGCCGGCCAGCAGTACGTCATCTCCGGCTGGCTGCGCTGCGCCACCAGCAGGACGGTCAACCTGAACCTGAACTGGTTCCAGACGGGGGGCGTGTACCTGTCGACCAGCGCTTCCGGCCTGGCCGTCGCGGCCAACACCTGGACGTGGTTCGAGCTGACCGCGACCGCCCCGGTCGGTGCACTCACCGCGAACGCGGCCCCGACCGTGGCCAACTTCCCCCCGGCCACGGACGTGCTGTGGGTCCACGGGGCGACGATCCGCCCGGCCGGAGGCAAGCCGCAGGAGTTCCCGTTCGACGCCCAGATCGGCGGCGAAATCGTCACCGTCGACGCCATCACCGACGCCGTCCACGACGCCTTCGGCCGCACGGTGGCCGCCGGCGGCTGGGGCCAGGCGGACTCGGGGCAGGCCTGGACCGTCGCACCGGCCGCAGACCACAGCGTCGGCGGCGGCTACGGGGTGGCGGCGCAGCCGAGTACGGGCATCGCCCACCTCGCCCTGGTGCCGGCGCCGAGTGCCGATGTGGATCTGTACGCCGACGTCGCGACGTCGGCTCTGGCCACGGGGGCATCCCTGTTCACCGGTCCCGTCGCCCGCGCGTCGGACAACAACAACCTGTACCAGGCGCGAGTCGAAGCGACCACGGCCGCGGGTCTCGTGCTGACCGTCCGGAAAAGAGTCGCGGGCACGGAGACCCAGCTCGCCACGTACACGAGCACGCTCACCCACGTCGCGGGGACCTTCTACCGGGTGCGGCTCCAAGTCATCGGAACCGCCCTGAAGGCCAAGATCTGGCTCGCCTCCGACCGTGAGCCGGACCTGTGGCAGATCGAAGTGACCGACACGTCGCTGACGGCGGCCGCCAGCGTCGGAGTGCGGTCGTTCCGGAACACCGGCAACACCAGCACGGTGGAGATGCGCTTCGACAACTTCCGCATCGTCAACCCTCAGGTGTGGACGGTGCGCCGGAGCCGCAACGGCGTCGTCAAGGCCCAGGCCGTGAACACGGACGTCCGGCTCGCCACCCCCACCATCGTCGCCCTGTAGAGGAGGACCCCCGTGCCGTACGAGCCGTGGCAGCCCGGACTGCGGATCACCGCGGGACGACTGCGGTCGATCTCGCCGACCTGGCAGGACTGGACCCCGGTGTGGACCACGAGCACCGGGGTGAACACCCCCTCGTTCGGGAACGCGGTCCTCGCCTGCCGCTACGCCCTGTCCGCCACCAGCTGCTACGGCACGTTCGACATCGTGTTCGGCAGCACCACGAACTTCGGTGGTGGTGGGGGCAGCGACAACTGGCGGTTCTCCCTCCCGGTGCCAGCTGCTTCCGCTGTGGCTGCGATCGGCTTCGCTGAGCTGAACAAGTCCACCAGTAAGCGGCATGTGGCCAGGATGCGGCTGACCAGCACGAGCGTGTTCGAGCTGGAGTTGAACTCGGGCGCGCCCGACGGGCTGGACACGACGGCGGACGGTGCCACGGGCGGCGGCAAGGGCCTCATCGACGCAGTCTCGCCCTGGTCGAGTGGTGTCGCCGGTACGACGTGGGCCTCCGGCTACGCGATCCGCGGAACGTTCCAGTACGAGACCGCCAGCTGACCCACGCACATCCACAGCCCCGAGCCACCCGGCCGGGGCCTTTCTCATGTCTGGAGGCCCCATGGCCTGGTACAGCAGCGCCGTCCGGCTGGAGCTGCAACCGGAATCGAGAGACCAGCAGGCAATCCGGCCCACGCAGATGATCCTCCACAGCATCGTTGCGCCCTGGGACGAGAACCGCCTGTACGCGTACTGGCGGGACTCGACGTCGCTGGAGTCCCACTTCGGGCTCGACTTCGACGGCAGCCTCGGCCAGTACCTGTCGTCGACGACCCGTGCCGACGCCAACTACCAGGCCAACCGCAGAGCCGACGGCTCCGGCGCCATCAGCGTGGAGACCGCGTCCAACACCAAGGCCTCGGACCCGTGGACGGACGAACAGCTCGACGTCCTGGCCGACCTCAGCGTCTGGGCACACCGCACCCACGGCATCCAGCTGCGCGCCTGCCGCAGCGGCAGCGACTCCGGCTACGGCATTCACCGCATGTACCCGCAGTGGTCGCCGTCCGGGACCGACTGCCCGGGCGACAAGCGCGCCCAGCAGTTCCGCGCCGAGCTGCTGCCCGAGATCATCAAGCGGGCCGGGAAGCCCGCAGCGCCGCCGGCGGGCGGCACGAAGACGCCGGTGGTCTCCCTCGCTCACATTCAGTCGGCACAGCGCCGCGACCCGGGCCTGCCCCAGGGCGGGACCACCTACAAGGCGGAGGGCCTGGTCGTCGAAACCGCGCTGTACCGCGAAGGACTGCTGGCGAAGCGCTGGATCGACGGCAGCCTCGGCTCCCGCACCCGGCCAGCCGTCTCCGAGTGGCAGGAGAAATGCGGCTACCGCGGCCGGCGGCCCGGCGAGCCCGCGGACGGCCACTTCGGCAGGGACACCCTGACCCGCCTGGGCCAGAAGCACGGCTTCCGCGTAACCGCCTGACGTCCAACCCTCAACCAGCTGCGCCAGGTGGCCCAGCCCGTCTGAATCGAGAACTCATGCGCATCTTCGGCCGCGAGCCCGCAACGATCCTCGCGTTCATCGCCCTCACCCTGAAGCTGGGCGCCGCCTACGGCCTCGGCGTCACCGCCGACCAGCAGGCGCTCATCATGGCGTTCCTCGCCTGCGTCGTCGCGGTCGCCGAGGCGCTCATCCTCCGGACCGGCGCCGCCTTCGCCGCACTCGTCAACCTCGGCCACGGCGCCCTCGCGCTCTTCCTCGGCTTCGGTCTGGAGATGAGCGCGGAGACGCAGGCCCTGTGGATGCTGCTCATCGAGGGCAGCCTCGCCTTGGTCGTGATCCGCCCGCAGGTGACAGCCCCCATCGCGGCGATGAAGCTGGAGCAGTCCAGCGTCGTCAAGGCGGCATAGGTGCAGTGCCGGGCGGCCCGGTGGCTCGGCCAGCACCTGGGCCGCCGCGGCAGGGCCCTCCTCATCCTCGGCATCGGCAAGATCTGCTGGGGCGCCGGCTTCATCACCCACCCCCCACCGGACGACCGCGGCCTGGAACTGCTGACCCGCATGTGCCCGCTGTCGTCCTGGGCCTGGCTCTGGATCGTCTGCGGCATCACCTGCTGCTTCTCCGCGTTCCTGCGCGTAGGCCGCGACCGGTGGGGATTCGTCGCCGCGCTCATCCCTCCCACTGTGTGGGCCACCGCCTACGCCGTGTCGTTCGCAGCCGGGGTCTACTACCCGCGGGGCGTGTTCCTGTTCATCTGGTACGCCACCTCTCACGTGGCATTCATCGTGTGGGCCTCGCGCGTCCCGGAGGAGGCGCCCAGCACTACTGCTCGCCGGGGGGCTGAGGGGAGACCCGGGTGAGCACACTGGCGAGCATCATCGGCGCAGTCGCTGCGGTTCTGTCGGCTGTGGCGGCCGGGTGGTTCGCTCTCCGTGGGTCCCGTGCGGCAGCCCGAATCTCAACAGGCCCCGCTTCCAAGCAGGTCGACCTGTCCGTGCTTCAGGCGTCCGTGGAGCGGTTGGAGAAAGAGTGCGGCGAGCTCCGCCAGGAGCACACCCGCACGCGAAGTGTGCTGTGGTCGATCAGCCGGTGGGCACTCCTTCTGCGGGATCAGGTGACCGTCCTGGGCGGCACTCCTGTCGAGCCGCCGGACGACGTGGAGAACTACTACCGAAGTGGAGTCTGAGATGGCCCCCATCGCCTCCGGGCGGTGGGGGCCGTTTCGTCATGCTCCGATCGCTGCGAGTGCCCGGTCAGTGTCCGACAACCCGTCCAGCACGAAGTGGGCGCCGGCCGCGCGTAGGTCGCTCGCCGCGGTACGGCCTGTCGCCACCGCCACCACCCGAACACCCGCCTCACGCCCGCCCGCGACGTCCGCGGGGGTGTCGCCCACGAACACCGCCCGATGCGCGGACACGTCCGCCCGCTTGAGGGCCGCACGCAGCAGCTCGGGCCGCCCCTCTCCGTCTTCCCCGTAGGCGCCCTCGTCGAGTCGCAGGTACGCGTCGAGGCCGAACACGGCGAGCTTGACCTCGGCGGCCTGGCGGACGTTGCCCGTCACGACGGACTGGCGAATGCCCCGGTCCGCGAGGGCGGCCAGCACAGCGGCCGCGCCGGGCAGCGCGTGGCCCCGCTCGCGCATCTCTGCTGCCCGCCGGACGTGGACCGTACCAAGGGCGTCAGCGAACCGTGCGAACAGGTCGTCCCCGTAAGGAAGGTCATGCAGGCGCACGGTTTCCCGAAGGATCACCCGCTCCGTCGACCCGGTCACCGACGCCTGCTCCCGCAGCGCCACCCCTGTTACCTGCTCGAACGCCTCCCCCCACAGCGCGCCGCCGAGCCCCCGAGTCGCCATCAACGTGTGGTCGATGTCCCACAACACCAGTTCAGGCACCAGCGCCTCCCCTCTTCACAAACTCCCGGTCCCCACGCAGCGGGCACCCTACGCTCAGAACACGGAGCGAGGAGTAGGCGCATGGTTGCAGCAGACCTCCCCATCGGGGACAGGATCCGGCACTACCGCGGCGGACGCCGGCAGGACGCGGTCGCAGGCCTGGTCGGCATCTCACCCGACTACCTGTCCCAGATCGAGCGCGGCCTGAAGGTGCCGTCGCTGCCCATCCTGTACGCCCTCGCCCAGGAACTGGGGGTGCCTACGGCTGCACTGCTGTCGGAGCAGCCACCACCCGAGGAGGAGACCACAGACACCGCCGAGGCTGCTGTCGGCCGGGCGCTCCTCGGCTACGGTCCGGCCCGCAGTGCCGAGCCGGCCCCCGCGGCCGAGCTGAGGGACCGGGTGGAGGCCGCATGGCAGAACTGGCAGACGGCGGGCGACCGCTTCACCAGGGCCGCCGAGACACTGCCCGGGCTGGTCGCCGACGTCGAGCACGCCGCGCGCGCCGCCCGGGCCGGCACGGATGCGGCCGAGCGCCGTGCCGTGCTCCGTGCAGCCGCCGACCTGTACTGCCTGCTTCGCTCCTACCTCCGCCGAACCGGGCGCGTCGACCTTGCCACCATCGCCGCCGACCGGGCAATGCGCGCCGCCGAGGACGCCGACGACCCGCTCCGCATCGCCGCCGCTCAGTGGAACCTCGGTCACGTCCTCCTCGCCGCGAACCAACCCGCCGAGGCCGAGGAACTCGCCTTGCGCGCGGCCGAGCAAGTGGCGGCCGCGCGGATGCCGGAAGTCGAGCGAGCCGCGATGGGCGGCGCCCTCCAACTCGTCGCCGTCGTGGGATCGGCCCGCCGGCGTCGATGGTGGGAGGCGCGGGAACGGCTGACCCAGCATGCAGCGCCCGCAGCCCGGAAGGTGCCCGACGCGAGCAACATCAGCTGGACCGTGTTCGGGCCAACAAATGTGGCACTGCACGCCCTGAGTATCGACATGGAGGCGGGCGAGGCCGGGGAGGCTCTGCACACGGCAGACGCCATCGACACGACTGGCATGCCGTCGCTGGAGCGCGAGTTCACCTTCGGCCTGGAGGTGGCGGCCTGCCACAGCCAGCGCCGGGATGACGCCGCCGCGCTGCTCGCCCTCACCGGCCTGGAGGCGATCGCTCCGGAAGATCTCGCCCGCACTCCGCTCGCCCGCCAGCTGGTGCTGACCGTGATCCGCCGGGCCCGTGCCATGCACGCCCGACAAGCGGAGCAGCTCGCCGTACGGATCGGTCTCGTGTAGGTCGCCGAGCCTGTGGCTCACCCGAACTGTCAGCTCGGGTCATCCTCTGGGTGTCTACCTACGGTCGCTGTGTGAGACGGATCACCGCAACCGTGGAGGCCCTCGTGGCAGGGGAGACACGCACCAGCAGCAGCGCTGACGGCTGTGTGCTCGCCCTGCTCCCGCTCCCCAAGGTGTCCGCCCTGTCGGCGTTACAGGCCCGCGGCGCTGCCTGCGTCTGGTGCCAGACCCAGCTCACGATCGAGACGGCAGTCGACCTCGGCGAGCGCCCCGAGCCAAGCGGGGTGACTCTCTTCCCCCGCGGATGCCCTGACTGCGTACGCGCCGCAGCGCTCCGCACGTACGGCATGCACGCCGACACCTGCGAGCAGTGCGTCGACAACCCCATCCTGTGCGACACCCGGCGTGCCCTGCGCCGCCTCGCGCTGGAGGTGCGCGGATGATCCTCACCGAGACGCCGGAGCGAGCCGCCCTGTGGGATCACTGCCTGACCTGCCCGACCTGCCGGGCCATCGACGCCCAGGGCGCGAACCTCAACCTCCCCTGCGAGACCAGGGACCGACTGACCGCGGAGCACCAGCAGGCGCGCCGCAGCACCTGACCAACCCCCAGACGCCCGCCTCGGGCCGCCACCTTGGACGGTCCGGCCCGGGGCGGGTTCCACGCTCAACAACGACGACACAAGGGAGAGGCATGTTCGTTCACTCCGACCGTCTGCCCACCAGCCCCGCCATCCCGCAGGGCCTCGTCACCGCCCGCCCGTGGGGGCTCAGCCGCATGACCCCCTACCCCACCATGGCCCCCGCCTACGCGCGCGCCGAACTGGACCCGGCCACGCAGACCGCCCGCTTCTACGACGACTCCGGCCAGGTCCTGGAGATGGGCAAGCACGGCACCAGCACCGGCACCAGCCCCTCGACCGGCACCAGCCCGGACGGCCAGGGCGGCGGGGACACCGACACGAGCAGCGACAGCGACCAGTGACTGATCCGCGTCCGGTGTTGGTCGTCACCAGCCTGCACGACCCCACCGCCGACGTGGTGATCAGCGAGCTGCACGACCGGGACATCCCGGTCGTGCGGCTCGACTCAGGGGACTTCCCCGCATCACTGTCGGTAGAGGCCGAAATCACCGAACACGGCCTACGAGGCCGCCTCCTCACCCCCTCCCGCACCGCTGACCTCGCGAACGTGCGAGCCCTGTACTACCGCCGGCCGACCGGCTTCGCGTTCCCGCACCTCGACGAGCAGGACGCCCGGTTCGCCCTCACACAGGCCCGGTACGGGCTCGGCTGAGTCCTGGCCTCGCTGCCCGGCTGCCTCTACGTCAACCATCCGCACCGCATCGGCGACGCCGAATTCAAACCGGCCGGGCTCACCACAGCAGCCGCAGCCGGGTTCCTGCTGCCGCCCACCCTCATCACCTCCAGCCCCGACGCCGCCCGCCAGTTCATCAAGCAGCACGGCTCGGTCATCTACAAGCCGCTCAGCAACCCGGTGTACCGAGTCGAAGGCGTCTCTTCCGCCGTCAAGGTCGCCGAGGTCTCCGCGACGGACATCGACGACGACGTAGCAGGCACCGCGCACCTCTTCCAGAAGCGCGTCCCCAAGGTCGCCGACGTCCGGGCGACCGTCATCGGCGCAGACGTCTTCTGCGTCCGCATCGACTCCGACCTCCTCGACTGGCGCACCGACTACAGCAAGCTCACCTACACCCCGGTCGAAGCCCCGCCCGGCATCCGGCCGGCGCTCCACCGCTACATGAACCGCTTCCGCCTGGTCTTCGGGGCGTTCGACTTCGCGGTCGACCACGAGGGCCGATGGTGGTTCCTGGAGTGCAACCCGAGCGGCCAGTGGTCCTGGCTGGAAACCGAAACGGGGCTACCCATGTGCGCAGCCCTGGCAGACCTCTTGGAGAGGAAGACGTGACCGATCAAGCACAGCTGCACCAGCAGCTGCTCGACACGATGACGGCCAGCGGCAGCCTCCGCACCGAGCCGTGGAAGCGCGCCGCCGCGGCCGTCCCCCGGCACGAGTTCCTGCGAGGCGGCTACTTCCGGCGGGCCGTCGGCACGGACTTCACCGCGTGGGAGCCCATTCGGGAAGGCGACGCGGGCTGGCTGGAGGGCTGCTACGCGGACGAGTCACTGGTGACCCAGATCGCCGGCACGATCGTGCCCGAAGACGTCCGCGGCCGGATCATGCGCGAGCCGACCAGCTCCAGCACGCTGCCCTCCCTCGTGCTGCGCATGCTGGAGGACCTCCAAGTCGAGGACGGGCATCGGGTGCTGGAGATCGGTACGGGCACCGGCTACTCGACCGCTGTGCTCTGCGCTCGGCTCGGCGCCGGGAACGTCACCTCGATCGAGTACGACTCGCGCGTAGCGTCGCGGGCGCGGACAGCCCTTGGCTACCTCGGGACATACCCCAACCTCGTCACCGGTGACGGGCTCGTCGGCCACTGCGAGGCAGCGCCCTACGACAGAGTCATTGCGACATGCGGCGTGCGCGCGGTACCTCCCGCGTGGGTCGATCAGACCCGGCCCGGCGGCCTCATCCTCGCGACCATCGGCGGATGGCTCGGCTCCTCCGAGCTCGCGCGCCTGACGGTCCACGACGACGGCACGGCGTCCGGGCCGCTGCTCGGCGGCGGGGTGAACTTCATGCTCGCCCGCCCACACATGCCGCCGCCGCTCGGCCTGCTCCCCGACCTCGACGGCGGAAAGGAACGCGAGACCACCATCGGCACGGAGATCCTGGAGAACTGGACGTCCAGGTTCGTCGTACAGCTCGCCATGCCGGGCGCCCAGCGGCTCAGACTGGAGAGGGACGGGCACACCGAGGAGGTCCTCGTCGACGTCGAGACCGGCTCGTGGGCCGCGGTGTACCAGGACGGCGGCCGGTGGCTTGTCCGGCAGGACGGCCCGGAGCCGGTGTGGGACGCCGTGGAGGAGCAGTTCGCCCGCTGGTGTGCGGCCGGCGCCCCGGCGCTGGAGGAGTTCACCGTCACCGTCACCCCGGACGGCCAGATCATCCGCTGGTAGGCCCTACCAGTTCGCCGAGCTCGACGCCGATCGCGTCGGCGATGCGGATCAGGGTGTCGAGGAGGGGTGAAGAGTGCCCCTGCTCGATGCGGCTGTAGGTGGCGACGTCGATCCCCGAGCGCCCGCATACAACGTCCTGGGTGAGGTTGTGCTGTTCGCGCACGCGGCGGATCTGCTCCCCGACCTGGCGGCGGCGGGCGATGACCCGGTCGTCGGGCGGTGTGGGACGTGGCACACGTCCACGCTCCCGACCCCATGATCAATAGTGATTAGGGTCGACCCTAATTTGCGTGATCTTGTTGTGCGTGGGTACCTCATCGAACTGCTCTCGATGCAGTGAAGGCACCCGGGGCGCCTGTCGGCCCGGGTAGCGGGGCAGTGTGATGTGCGTCCACTGCTTCCGCAAGGCGCTGGCCGAATATGGCTGAGCGCAACCGCCCCGTCCTCCGTACTGGAGGGCGGGGCGGTCTAGTCTTTTCAGACGCCCCCTGCCGAGCTATGCGGCAGGGGGCGCCGTTCCGGTCGGAGGCCTCCCGAGCTCTCCGACCGGGCTTGTTCTGGGGCTGTGCGTCAGGCGGACGGAGTGATCACGTCCGCCTCCCCAGCAGGCACTTTACCCACGCGTGGCCGGTTTTACAGGCGGTTGGAAGCGGTTGCACACGGCCTCCACAGGCAGTTCGACCGGTCTTGTTCGTGTATGCACCTGCTACTACCGAGTAGATCAAGACAAAAAATCCGACCGGTCGCCCGCTTTTGGTGCAGGTACTGCGGACAGGGCGTGACCATGATGCTGCCGTCTGGCATATTCGCATGTACGTTCTATTAGACTGCCAGGCAGGCTCCGGTCGGGCTCGGGAGGTTCCGGCCGGAAGGCAGACACCCCCTGCCGCGTGAATCGGCAGGGGGTGCGCTGCAAGCGTAGACCGAGGCGCTGACATCGACGCCGACCCGCTGACGTCCACTCAAGCCGGAGACGTTACGGGGTAGTAGCGGGGTAACAAGATCGACAAATGTAGAAGCCCGGTAGATCCTGGGGATCTACCGGGCTTCTCACCTGGCGCTTTGCCGATGTGGGGCTAACAGGATTTGAACCTGTGGCCTCATCCTTATCAGGAAACAGCTCTCCCCGGATGATCTCCGCAGGTCACCTGACCTGCGACGCTTATCCACATCTACGAGCGTCTACCTTGTGGATAACCGCTCGACCCCTGTGGAACGTAAGCCTCTCCCGGGGTAGTCCCGGGGTAGTTCCGGGATGGCTCACGCCGCCGACACGACCCGCAGCCGGCTCTTCGGCGCCCGGGCCACCGCGCCCGGCTTGCCGTCCTCCAGCGCCGCCAGGACCTGACCCGCGTAGTCCGCTGCCGCGTGCGTGTAGATCCACGTCACCTCGCCCGCGCGCTCATGGCCGAGGATCTCCTGGGTGATCACCTCCGGCACTCCGCGGTTGTGCAGCCGGGAGGCGTAGGCGTGCCGGACGTCGTGGAAGTCCGGCCACCAGTCAGTCCGCTCCACTTCGACGGTGCGCGCCCGGCCCGTCTGTTCGTCGACCCGCTGGACCTTGACCTTCTTCACGGTCGTGCGGACGACGCCGGCCTTCGTGATGGCATCGATCCAGAGCCGTCGGAACGCCGACCGCCGCAGCGGCGCTCGGTACGGCTCACCGCTGCTGCCGTTCTGACGGCTCCCGCGGCGAACCCTGTTACGGCCGTGGAAGACCAGCTCGTTCTCACAGAGGCCGTCCTTCGGCTCGGACACTGATCGGCTCGCGTCCGGCTCGCTGGCCCACACCTCACGCAGCACCCTGGCGGCCAGGCCCGTCATCGGGACCGTGCGCAGACCGGCGTCGCTCTTCGGATACGCCTTCCTCTTGATCTTCCCGCGCGGCTCGACCAGGACCTCACGCACGTGGATGCGGCGGCCCTCGAAGTCGACGTTGCTCCAGCGCAGGCCTGCCAGCTCCTGGAAGCGCAGTCCTGTCTCCTGGGCGACGATCAGCAGGTTCTGGGAGTGCTCGGGCAGCTTCTGCCTGACCAGCCAGAGGTGCGCGTAGGAAGGGGGCCGCCGGTCCTCGGGGTGCTTCTTCTTGATTGTGGGGAGCTTCACGCCCTCTGCCGGGTTGAAGGGGAGACGCCGGTCGCGCTTCGCGTCCTCCATCATCCGGTCGAGCACCTGGAAGCACTTCGTGACCGAGCTGGCGGCCAGCGGCCCGCCGTTCTCGTCATGCAGTCCGTTCACCCAGAGCTGGATCTCGCGCCAGGCCAGCTCGTACAGCCGGACGCTGCCGAAGGTGGGCGCGATGTGGTTCCGCCACATCCCCTCGTCGCGCAGCTGAGACTGGGACCAGTCCTCGATCCGGGTGCAGCCCTTCGTCTGGGTCGGCCACCACAACCGCCACCAGGCGGTGAGGGTGATCTCGCCGCGGGCCGGGTCGATCCAGGTTCGCTGCCGCATCTCGGTACGGGTCTGCTCCAGGAACTCGACGGCGGCCGTGAATGTCGGCTTCGTCTTGCTGCGTTCCTTGCCGGACGGATCGGTGTAACGGGCCTCCCATGAGCCGGTGTGCTCGTCGGTGGGCGGCCGGCTGCCGGGGAACTTCTTGAGGCAGGGCGGGCAGCCGCACTTCATGCTCGGGTTGGGGCGTGGGTTGTTGGTGGCCCTGGCCTGGGCCTTCTTGCGCACCATCGGGCGTGCTCTCCTGATCAGAGGTTCAGGGCGCCGACGGGCAGTGCCGTGACCGTGAGCTCGCGCGGGAGGTCAAGGCGGGCACCACAGAAGCAGAAGAGGCCGGCGCCGGGGATGGCTGGTGCGCCGAGGTCGACCGCGAGGATCGCGTGCAGTTCTCTGATCAGGTCGTGGGGGTGGGTGCCCCTGTTGACGAGGATGGTGACCTCGTCCGGGTCCCAATGGGCGATCGTCGGGAGATCGTCGACCATGGCGATGCGGATGCACACAGGTGTCCCCCAAGGATGTGCGTGCGGGCACGGAATGATCCGCTCCGGGAGGACAGCGGGTGACTGATCGTACCTGTGTGTGAAGGCCCTGGGGAGGCCGATAGGAAGATCAATCAACGGTTTGTTTTAGGGCAGATGATTTCCGTCAGGCGCTCCCATTCTGGACATTTTGGGTCACTTGAAACAGACCATTCAGGTTAAGGCAACCCTTACCAACTGCTATGAGGCGCGACTGACTTGGACGGCTGCCGCAGCATCTCGGAGCATCGCTTCGGCGAACTTGACCAAGTCGCGTTGCTTGCCCTCGGGCAACTGTCGATACAGGGTGAGCAGTCGCCCCTCGCGCTCCTCGTCGGCCCGCCCGGGCACGGGTCGGCCGGCCGCCTCGAACATCTCCTTGGTCGTGATGGCCACCCCCCATGCGCGGAAGGCGTCCACCAGGGAGCGCAGGGTGTCTGGGGCGACGCGGGACGTTCCGCGAGTGCGGTTCATCCACGCATTGAGGGTTGGGTAGGAGATGCCGGCGGCACCGGCCAGGTCCTTCTGCGTTCTGTCGGGCACCTGCTGGAGGAGGCGCTCAAGAAGTGCCGCCAGGTCCTCGCCGTGGGGGGCTCGGTCCTCGGCGGGGTGGGTCACGCCGGGATCGTTCTGGGGGCTGGTCACGCTCTGAGGATCCTGCATCGGCATCTACATACGCAAGTAGATCGCAGATCCATGACCCGTTCTTAGCGGTGCCCCGGCGCAATACGTCGCCCCTGTGCGCCCCTCTCACACGTAGCCACGCCCCTGTGCGTATCCCTTGACTCGATATGCATCTACACGTAGATTGTAGATACCGCAGGTCAGCAAGACCTACGGACCCCTGGTTCGGCCATGCGCCGGAGGTTTCACCATGCGACGACTGGACAAAGGTGCCCCGCTGCGGGCCGCCATGAAGGCGGCCGGGCTGGACATCCCGCGCCTCGCCGCCAAGACGAAGGACGTTGATCCCACAGGCGAGGGCCTCTCGCGAGCGATGGTCGGCTTCGTCGTTGGCAGCGGCAAGACGGCCCGGGAGGAGTGCAGCGACCGAGCCGCCGAGCTCATCGCCTCAGCACTCGACCGGGAGCTCGCCACGCTCTTCGAGTCGACCGTTTTCACGCTCACGGAATCTACATCTACGCGTAGATCGAAGATCGAGGATCGGCGAAAGCCGGATCTGCCCGAGCAGCTGATGGACCAAAAGGAGCTGGCTCGGTTCCTGCGGAAGTCCTTGAGCTGGATCGACAAGCAGATCCAGGACTGGGCGCGGGACCACGAGGACGACTGGCCCGGCCTGATCTACGTCGGCCGCAGCCGGCGCTTCGACCCGCACGCCGTCCTCGCCGGCCTTCAGCGGCAGCGCACCGCCGCCTGACACACGGAAGGGCCGCCCCGGATGCGACCCGGAACGGCCCTCACACACCCGAAAACCCCTACGTCAAAGGAGAACAGGTCGTGTCCTACAAGGTTAACGGCAAGGTCAGGGCGGGAGGTGCGGAGCTCGTCGCGCAGGCCTGCGGCGGCGACCGCACCGCATTCGGCGCCCTCTACACCCGCCACTACGACGACGTGTTCGGCTTCCTCTACAACCGGACCCGCGGTGACCGGCAGTTGGCGGAGGACCTGACGCAGGACGTGTTCCTGCGGGCCCTGCGCCGCCTGGAGACCTTCAACTCTCCCCGATCCAGCGGCTTCGCCGGGTGGCTGATGGTCATCGCCCGGAACATCTACCTGGACCACGTGAAGCTGGCCCGCACGCGGCTGGAGACCCCGGTCGCCGAGATGGCCGACGGCGACCGGCGCGACCGCTCCGCCGAGGCGTCCGCCCTGCGGGAGCTGGACATCGCCGAGGCGGCCGAGACCGTGGAGGCCGCTCTGGCCGAGCTCACCCCGTACCAGCGGGAGTGCGTGCGGCTGCGGTTCCTGGAGGATCTGTCGGTGCCGGAGACGGCCGCCCGGCTGGGCAAGGGCATCGGCGCCACGAAGACCGTCCAGTTCCGCGCGCTCCAGCAGATGCGGAGCAACCTCACCGCCACGGCGGTGGCGGCATGACGGAGCAGATCGCCTTCGGCTCGCTGGCACCCGCATTGGCGTTCGTCGCCCGCCTCGCCGAGCTGCACCCGGGCCTCACGGCGCCATCCCTGACCTTCAGCGGCATCTTCCCGAACCGGGTGAGCCTCTGCATGGACAGCGCCACCGAGATCGAGGCGTGGCGCGAGGCCCTGCACATCTCCACGGAGGACGTCGCCTTCAGCGTCGACGCCCAGGGCCAGATGCGGGTCGGTTTTGACGCCGAGGTCAAGGGCGTGGAGTTCCACGCGTTCGCCCGCTTCACCGCCAAGCTGGAAGGGGCCGCAGCGTGAACAAGAACGTCCCCCACGCCATCCGCGTGATCCGTGCAGCCATGGCGTCCACCGGGAGTGACCCGGCCGCCACCGTCGCTCACGCCCTCAACGAGGTCCGCCTCCTGGTCGACCCGGAGAAGTCGTTCGGCGCGATGCTGCACCGGACGCCCGCCGGCGGTTGGACCCGGGAACGGCCGCAGCAGCTCACCGAGCTGGAGCAGCAGGCCCTCGCCTGGGACCAGTCGTGCCAGAAGGCGCAGCAGGTCGCGGCCGCCATCGAGGCGCAGATCGGGCAGCACCCCGAGTTCCAGAACGTGCAGGTCGACAAGGACCGGGTCCTGGTCGCGCTGCACATCACGGACCAGGCCCAGTGGGTGCAGTGGCGGCAGTACTTCGGCATCACCCACGACGTGGAGCAGCCGCTGCCGTACGCGGTGGCCGGGGACGGCTACCGGGACGGTGTCCGGGTGTCGGTCGTGGCCTACGACCTGCCGCAGGTGCGGGCCCGGGCGGCGCAGTCCGCGAAGCGTCCGTTCCAGCTCGGCGGGGTCGTCTACGACCTGGCGCTGCCGCAGCGGGACTGTGAGGGCAACGTCTGGTTCTTCCAGGGGCAGCGGGCGGAGGACGGTATGCCGCTGCTGTCGGTGGACGGCCGACCGGAGCGGTGCTCGCTGGGCAAGATCGTGCAGTCCGTGGGCCCGCTGACGCCCGTCAAGGCTGCGGCGACGCCCGTCAGCGCGCAGGGCGGTGAGGTCGCGTGAGGATGCTGGTCGATCACGTTGCTGTCGCTGCTCGCTGCCGCGCCAACCCTGGCCAGTGGCAGGAGGTCGGCGAGTACAACTCCACGCTTTCCGCTGACGGCATGGTGCGCGCGATCCGCGCCGCCTACGTTCCGGCCTCTCGACGAGCGCGGGCAACGTCCGCCTACGCCCCGGCCGGGGCGTTTGAGGCGACGCGTGTGTTGACGGAGTTCGGCGCCCGGGTGGAGGCCCGCTACGTGGGCTCGACGGACGAGGTCGGGAACGACGCCGTGACCGCGCTGACGGCCACGCCGCAGACCCGCCGCGCCTACCTCCTCGACCGCCTGCGGGAGTACGGCCGCCCCGTCACCACCCAGCTCGCCGAGGAGCTCATGGCCGACTCGCCCTGGCCCACGGCCGGCCGGAACACCCTCCGCAAGACCCTGCGTGGCCTGGCCAAGCAGGGCGACCTCGTCCCGGTCGACACCGACCAGGGCCGCATCTACCACCTCACGGCCTTCGCAGAGGGGACCGCCCGATGATCTCGAAGCTCGCCATGCTGGCGAAGAAGACGATCGAGGCCGCCTGGCTGAACGGGTCGTCGTACGACCTGGCGACGCAGGCCGCCGAGGCACTGGAGTCCGCGCAGCTGCTCCAGTCCCCCGACTCCGAGGTGATCATCTACCGGGCGGCGTGGGACTCGGTCCCCCTCCGCTGGTACACCAACCCGGACGCCGCGCGAGAGCACTGCACGACGCACGCCCGCCGCGACCTCCCGGGTGCCGCCTTCGACTGGATCGAGGACGAGGAGGACGGCGTCGCCGAGCTGGTCGCCACCGTCGACGGCGAGGAAGGCGTGACGGGCTACACCGTCACCACCCTTGAGGTCGCCTCCAAGTACGACGCGGAGGCGGACGAGTGAGCGCCTACAGCCGCGCCTTCCGGGCGCTCACCAGCGGCCGTGCTCTGCCCCCCGACGAGGCCGCGCAGCTGCTCGCCGCTCTCCGCAAGGAGCACGGCGACGAGCTCGCGGACGCCCTCGGCGAGCACGCCACGGAGCACTACCGGCCCCAGTCCACGGACAGCAAGGCCGACGACCGGCGCAAGCGCCGCGCGTACGGCGCCGTGATGCGCGCCGCCAACCTCGCCCGCGACATCGCGAGCAGCCCCTTCCGAGCCACCGTCCCGCCGCAGAGCAACGACCGGAGCACGTCATGACCTTCACCTTCGCCCCCGCGACCCGCGAAACCGCCCGGGCCCGCATCGCCCTCCAGGGCCCGGGCGGCTCCGGCAAGACCAAGACCGCCCTCCGCATGGCGGAGGAGCTCGCCCAGGGCGGCCTGATCGGTGTCGTCGACTCCGAGCGTGGCTCCGCCCTCAAGTACGCCCCCGTCCCCGGCCGCCCGGACATCGAGGCCCACGAGTTCGTGCACCTCCCGATGGCGTTCTGCTCGCCCGAGAACCTGATCGCCGCAGTGAACTCCGCCATCGAGGCCCGCATCGCCGTCCTCATCATCGACAGCTGGTCCCACTACTGGGCCGGCAAAGGCGGCCTCCTCGCCCGTGTCGAGGAGGAGGGCAAGAAGATCAGCGGCGGCAAGTTCAGCGCCTGGGGTCCTGTCAACGAGATGGAACAGGACATGTTGGACGCCCTGCTGAACTTCCCGGGCCACGTCATCGTCACCATGCGGACGAAGAACGACTACGAGCTGAGCAACGGCAAGGTCACCAAGCGGGGCGTCAAGACGGTGCAGCGCGAGGGCGCCGAGTACGAAGTCGACGTCGTCATCGACATGGTCGAGGGCACCGGCACGGTCACCAAGACGCGGTACTCGGCTCTGGACGGTGCCTGCGTCCACCACCCCGGGCCGGACTTCGCCGCCGCGATCCTGGAGCAGCTCGGCCAGGGCGTGGACCCGGTCCAGGTCATCGTGGACGAACTGGTCGCCGACGGCCTGACGTATGACCGGGCGCTGGAGCTGCACGGCCAGGCCAAGGCCCGGAACCTCCTCGGCTCTGACCTCCTGCACCCGAAGACGGGCGAGCCCGCGAAGCTCGGCGACCTGATCAAGGAGTACGGCCAGGCCGTCAAGCCTGTCGCGACGGGCGTCACCAACGCCTCGCCGACCCCGTCAACGCCGCCCGCTGGGCACGACCAGGGAACCCCGCCGGCCACGCCGCCCGCCGCCGAACAGGACCAGGGCCCGACGCCCGTCACGGCGCCGCAGATGCGGATGATGCACGCCTGCTTCACGAAGGTCGGTCTCGGCCACAAGGACTCGCGCGCCGAGCGTCTCCGCGCGACCTCGCTGATCATCGGCCGCCGGATCGAGTCCGCGAACGAGCTGACGAAGGACGAGGCCCAGACCCTCCTCGACACGCTCACGAACTACGGCGAGCGCGGGGACACCGCGGCCGCCGACTTCGCCGAGATGGTCCAGGGCCTGGAGAACGAAGCCCTCACGTCCGCCTGATTCACCACTGACCGCGGGCCCGCCCCAACTCCCCCCATG